AAATTTGGCCCAGCAGTTTTGTCAGAACCGAAGTCCAAAACGGCAATAGCACGGTCGGCTTTGGAAGTGTTGTAGATCAACGCACCGCGAGTGACAAAACTTGACCCCGGCCACGCCGGATTGTCAAACGTCACATACGCCGTGGTGCCAGAAAGAAGCACTTGGACATTGGTGAGGATCTCGCCCCCAGCGGTGTAGCCTGTGCCAGACGTTTCACCTGTGAGGGTGTAGGCCGTGGTGTCTGCACCAAGAGAAGCGGCGCTCGTGTAGAGCGCCATCTTCAAAACATCGGTATCCAGATCATGGATACCCAGCCATGACTCCTGTTTGAACGAAGAGCATAGCGTTTGGAACAAAGCCATTTAGTTCACCTGTGTTCGTACCTGCCCCGAGCGATAACTGTCCTGCCTGTCTTTCCCGTCACCCAAGTTCTTCAACAGCGCCAAGGACTGCATGTACTCTTTGTCCATCAACGCAACGATGTCCTGCTCCTGCTTCATAAACCGGGCAGCTTCCAGCATCACCGCGTTGAACAGCACCGAGTCAAAATTGTTGCCCAGCCATGTGGTCGATGCAGTGACGATGCTCTCCGGGTAGTAGAAGTAGTTCAGTTCAGCCGTCAGCGCAGCGTTGGGCGTGGGCCCCAACAGGAAAGACTGCACCAGCGGAGTTCCGGTCTGCGTCCCGTACAGAGCATAGTACTGTGGCGTCCCCGTTGTGGTTGAACTCGGGAAAGCCTCCCGCATGAAGTTCACATCCTTGTTCAGCAGGTAGCTGAACGTAGTGCCCGATGTAACCCCAAAGGAAAACGCAGACAAGAAGTCTGTCGGCACTACAAGCAACGGATTACCGATGGTCAGCGTGAGGTTTGATGTCTTCCGCAAATTGGGAAGCTGCACCGAGTTGTAGATGCGCTGCTCTGCCAGCTTCGTCATTGTGGCGAAGTCTGTCGCCGAGAAAGTGTTCTCGGTGTAATCCTCAACGGCAGTCTGCAACTCGGTGTAGTTCAAGTTTCACCTCACGCCATCGGCCCGCGAGACATGAACCCGCGAGTAGCAGCACCAGATCCCCGCTGCTTGATCCCGGAGGTCTTCGGCCCCGGAGCGGACTCTTTGGAGATGCTGCCCACCACCATGCACAGGTCACGCGGATTGACAGGGCCTTGCGGGTATGCCTGCTTGGCCGGAGGAAGTTTTGTGATCTTGCCCATGGTTCACCCCGACTTCTGGTTCATGGCGCGGGCCATGTTCTTGCCCATTTTCAGACGGTCCTCAGTGGTGGGACCACCCTTCTTGAAGCCGTGCGCCTGCTTCGCAGGCTTCTTCGCATGTGCGCGAAGAGCGGCCATTGCCTTGCTGTCTTTCTCTGCCATTTCGGGCTCCTTGTGTTCAGGTCGTGCTGACCGTGACTGTACCAACATATCCCTGCCCGACCAAGCTATTTGGCGTCAGGGGCGCATCAAAACCACTGGACCCACCTATCGGTGCCCAGCCCCACTCAATCACCCGGCTACCAATACCGATGGTGTCAATAACCGTCTGGCCTGAGGAGTACCAAGTGTTCGTATCTGGACGGGGATCACGGATGGCCTGGGGGTCACTTACAGGGTACATCCCGAGTTGCAACTGAGGATGATCTGGGGTCCAGCATTGAGGACACGCTTTGATCTGTGTTTGCTTGGTTTTGACTACGAGATTCTTGAGCTTTTTGAGGTCAAAACGAAACCCACAGACATCGCAGAAACCAAATGCCTTTGCGCCGTTTGCAAAGCGATTGCTCACACAAACCTGCCTTTGGTCTTGCCGCGCTGCGCAATGCCGTCACCGCGATGGGACTTAACCTTGCCGCCGCGTTTGTATTCCTGCTCTGGCTGACCAAAAATATTGTTGTACTCTGCTTTAGAGACCATATCAACCAGTGCACGTTCAGCGTCTTTGCGAGGAGCTTCTGCCCGCCGTTGGCGCATCTGCTCACGCATAGCAGGGGCGTTCTTTTCTCTCACGTACTTATCAAGTGCGGATTGAATGTACTCTTTCTTTTTTTGTTCTGCCTGTAAGTACTTGCCCGCACGTTCAAACATCTCGGGAGGGAACTGTTTTTGTACGTCCAATACTTCTTTTGGCATTGGCTGGTTGTACAAAGCCCCTGCACGAGTAGGTTGACGCGGCGTTAATGCGGCTTTCAACCCTCTGGCGGCGGGAACAATGAACTCTTCCGGGTACACACCCTCAATAGCATCGCGCCCCGGGCGCTCAAGATCCGCCAACCGCCGCGCTTTGCGCTCACGGTCAGACATCTCAAGAAAGTGTTTTTTAGCGTAAGGGGCAGGCATAGCGAACCTCAGCTAATGAACATTTGCCTTGGGACGAAACGAACTGCACTGCGGTCTCTGTCTTCCGTCGAGGCAAGATCCCAATCCTGATCGTACTGCGCCTTCAGCACCTGCATTCGCTCCATCGCACCGGGAATCTTCATGGACAGGTAATACGCCAGCCCTGACACCAAAGCGGGGATGAACCTGAACGGTACATCTTGTGTGTACGTGCCGCCCGCACCAGCGTCCTGAATCCTGCGAAGCCGCCAATAAACAAGCGTGTAGGTCTGAGAGTTGTCAGGCGTGGGCCACACCGTGAACTGCGGCGCTGCTGCTTGGCGGTTGATGTAAACCTGAATCGGCCTTGCAGACTGCAGCTTGTTGGGAATGGACGAGTAGGTAGAAACGCTGATGCGCGTGATGGTCAGGTCAGTCTGCGTGGAGACATTTCCCGCGCCTGTGCGAATCACATGCTCAATCAGATCCACCGTATCGGCGGGCAGCGTGTAGGTGTTTGTGCCGGGAGTCAGGACTTGGGAGCCTTGTTCGATGCACCACATGTTTATGCCGCGATTCGACCAATCTGCGAACAACAAATTTAACGACCGTCTTGCGGTTCGCAGATCGTAGCCCGTGCGCAACTCAGCACCACAGCGCTCAAAGGCTTCCTCGACGTACTCTGCCAAATCCAAATTAAACGTGGCCGTTCCTGATGTTGTCATACCAACTCCACCAAAAATCCAGCGGTTTTTGTGCCTTTTTTCTTCGCATAAGACACGGCAGATACCGTAACGCCAATGGCTTTTGCTGCGTCAGAAATCGTATCAAAAACACGACCGTCAGACAGCTTTATTTTCTTGCCGCCTCCCATGCGCTTGGGGGCCATGTAAGCATCTACTGACTTTTGGTCTAGTGCTCTTTGTGCGCCAACAGGTTTGTTTATTAACGCAATAAATTTAGCCGCTTCTATTCGCGCTGCTTTTTCTACTTGCGTTAAAACTCCCCTGGTTGGGTTATTTAACATGCTTTGTGCAATTGGCAGTGCTGCTTTTGCTACTTTGTTTTTTACCAAACACAGATTTGAAAAAACTTCCAACGCCTCTACTGCATCAGCATTAAACACAGTCCATGAATAAATGTGACGCCCTGTGTAAGTTTTTGTTATTCCGTCTTGAAACGCCCCACCAAATCTTTGGTAGCACGCCTCTACAGGCGCTCTGTCGCACATTGTAACTTTTGCAAGCACAGTTATATAACCGGCTTTTGCTAAGTGCACACTAACACACCCCTCGCCGTCAAAAAGACCGGCAAGGTATTGGTCAGTAGCGGTGCCGGATGTTGTCATGGCTTACTTTGCTGTCAGCGCAGAACGCTTGAAGGCTTTGGCAGTAGGAGCGCCGGGAGCACCCGGCTTGCGCATGGTTTCACCCGATCCAGCGGCAATCCGCTTGCGCTTGGCGTTGATATTGGCATAGAGCCCGACCTCACCACCTTCGGCGTACTGCGTAAAGTCGGTGTTGTCACGGCGCTTCTTCACCTTGCCTTTGGGCATCTTGGAGGGGTTGATGGCACCCATGCCGCGTGAAGTTCTCAAACGAACCTCCCCTTGGTCTTTCCCTGCCGCTCACAGCCACCACCACGAACTTTGCCGCCGCTGGCGTAGCCTTTGACTTTGCCGCCTTTAGCAAGCATCTCATCAATGCCGGGTATCCCACCACCGCCACCAATACCAGTCATAGCGCCACCTCGCCCACCGCCACCACCGCCACGTGAAGGAGCCACATATGGGTATGTAGTCTTCTTAACACCCTCTTGCACAGTTGTTTTAGCGGCTTTTTCTGCGGCTTTTCTTCCTTCTTGACTCTTAGATTGGCTGATTTCTTCACTAATACGTCTTTGTTTTTCAAGACGTATAAGTTCATCTGCCATGTTAGTGCCATTAGCGGCGGCGGCTCTTGCGGCTTGAGCAACCAAACTTTGTCCCGGTTCCGCCATCTCACACCACCTTGCACTTGCGAAGGCCGCGCTGTTCGCAGCCGCTACCCTTGACAGAGCCGCCTTTGGCGTAGCCCTTTGCCATGCCGCCATGAGCCATAGGAGACATTTTTTCGCGCCGACGCTCCATCAACTGATCGCGGATCTCGGGCGGGATGGTGGCGTCAATCCCCTTCTTGGGGTGACGCTTAGCCAAAGAATCCGTCTCGCGCTTGGCTTCTGCGGCGTTCATCAGCACTTACCCCCGCCCATCATCTTGACCATCTTGCCCTTGGTCTTGCCCTTGGACTCGATGCCGCCGCCCTTGGCGTAACCCTTGGCTTCCTTCATCTCGTGCTTGAGCATCGACTTCGGAGCGCCCTTCTTCTTCATGAAGGCCACTTCCTTCTTCATCATTTCCTTGGACTCTTTCATACTGCCTCCTTCGGCATGTGCTTTGGGACCAACAAACTTCTTCGCTACGCTGGGCGAGACATCTGTCTTGCCTGCAAGTGAAGCATACATAAACCTGCGCTGTTTTTCCGATTCAACCGGCACTACTTTCTCCCGGTCCACGATTTAATCGTGTCGGTTTCCCAGATGCGAATCCCGGTCCACACAATCGTAAAGATTGCTGCAACAGCAGGTAAAAATTCCACGAGCGTGCCAACCACTGTGACCACTGATAGGGCGTCAACAGCATGTTTTGTGCCCTCAGAAATTTCGTGTTTCATGTCAGCACTTCCACGCCCTAAGTGATTTATTGATACGAGAGTTCGGATCTTTGGCCGTCTTCTCGCTGGTGAGCTTGTTCTTCATGCCCTTCATCCGGGCACAAAATGAGTCGCGGCGCGGGCCACCTTCAGGCTGCGGGGCTTTGAGCCCAGGCTTGCCGGGGTTGGCTTTGTTGTAGGAGGCTCGGCCTTTGGCATTCAACCCGCCCTTCTCGCTCTTACCTTCAGCCCTAGTCCAAGCAGGTGTCTTAGCCATCATCAGTCCTTCAGAGCCAGGAACTGGGGGAGTGTCAGGCAGTCATTGCTGCCCGAGGTTAGCGTGCGGCTCACATAGGTCCACACAGCTTGCGCAAGCGTATCGTAGTCTACTCCGCCAGATGCTGCAAGGTTCAACTTGTTGCCCATCGTGCCACTGTCGTTGTACTGCGCTGCCAGGGCTTGCCACACTGCCGCTGCCAAATTTTGAGGGGACAGCAC